CAACACCTTCAGTCGTCGTGCCTAACATCAACCGCCCAGAGCTGTCTATTCGTAGTTTTTCTGATCCAGAAGTTCCTAGTGTTAATACATTACTAGAAGGTGAAGATATTGATGTTCCAGTTCCTACATCAATACCACTCCGTGCAGTAATAATACCAATCGAATCTACACTTGTTACATCTTCATAAGTGAGAACTCCCGTGGAAGTAATATTATGACAAGTAAGTGTACCAGAACCAAGATCAAGTCCAGTTGAATGAAGAGTCGTTGCAGCACCAACCTGAACAGTTGCCGCAGTAACAATACCAGCAAACTGAACCTCTCCAGTATTCTCAATGGTAACACCGGCACCAACCTTAAGTGTTCCATCATTAGCATTTAAATCTAATACATTTTGATTGCCTAAATCAGCAACACTTCTTGCTCTAGACATGTTATTACTACTTTTTTAGTTATTTAGGAGAAGAATGAATCCAAACTAACTGCCCTTTCTACCTTCCAACCAATAGAATCTAGAATTGCTTTCAGTGGTTCTAAGAATGATTTCTCAAACTGAAGGTCATAATCAATATATTGATTTAGTCCAAGTTCCTTTGGAAACTCCTGGATAAAGGAGATAACGTTTTCGTGGATGATGTTCGGTTTCTTCAGATAGCAGAACTTAATCTTCTCTCCATTCTTAATCAAAGAATATTTATTGTCCAATTTTTTCTCTTTGATGTAGTGATTAAACAACAGTGCTCCCCTAGCATGAATTGGTGTTGCCTTGACATAGATGTCAGAAGAAGATTTATACTTTACCACATCAGAAACTGACCGTGGAAAAGAGATAGATTCTGGAGGAAGTGTTTTAAATTCTCGACGACATTTATCAATGTAATCAATAAGATCATCTTCAGTTTTAGTCATCAGAATATTGAATGCCTCTTTCAACATCTTCCTACAAGGTGCAGGTGTAGATGATTTGACTGATTCAATACCCATCACCTTTAGTTTAGGGTCTTCATAACGAACACCTTCGCTATCCCAAACGTTGAGAATATATCGCTTCTTCGCAGTCCATATACCACGATCAGCAATATTCTCTCTCTTCATTTGCATCTTCTGGTCATACGCCGATACGTACTCCGCAAGTTCCGAGTAACAGGCATCAATGTAAGGTTCCAACTTTTCTTTGCAGACCACATCAAGTAACCCCACAATCCTTGCTTTGTCGCTAGACTTAGAAGCAAAAAATTTATCAACAAGAGGTCCCATATTAAGATATATTGAATCAGTGTCTGAGGCGATGACATAATCAATTTCCTCTGTAGACAGTATCTTATTTAGATATTGATTCATCTTATTCTCAATCCAACGAATAGAAACCTGACCAGAAAGCGTAATCGCCTCCGCATTGGCCAGTTTGTAGTACCTAAAATACTGATTACCGATGGCACCATAAGCAGAGTTGAGAGAAATCTTTTTAGCCATCTGAATATTATTACAACGGGCGATTTCCTTTTCCAATGCTTTTGTTGGGGTCTTTTCATATTCTTGCTTTGCCTTAAGCATTTTCTTTTTAAAGATAACCCTATCTCCGTACATCTTCTCCATTAGTTCTGGCAAGAAACCACGAACATCTTTACGGAACATAGCACCGTTAGCACAAACTGCATTGTCCTTATACAACTCAAAACTTATTTCCTCATTAAGTATTTTATCTACAGATGCAGTCGGATGCCTCTCTTCTAACAAAGTTTCTGGTGAGATATTATATTGCATAATCAGGTGAGGATATAGACTATTCAAGTCAAAACTCACAACCCAATCATACTTACCAGGAATCGGTTCTTTCACATATGCACCAGCATACTTCTCACTCTTGCTTTCTTTCTTGCGGGGAGGAACTACAATATCTCTCTTCTTCAGATAGTTGTAGATGATATTATCCCACATACGAACCTGATAGAACACATCAGCATAATTCACCTTTGCCTCATATGCCATCGTCAATGCAAGTTCAATCAATTTCATCTTGCTCTCAAGACGGTCAACCAGTTCCACGTCCACTATGTTGTATTCAATAAACTTCTGCCAACCATGAGTGTAGAAATCTTTGAAGGTATCATACTCAGAGTGATCCAGTTTCTTCTGACCCAGTTCTACTTCAGCAATATAATCAAGACGATATGATTCCTGTGCCTTGTAGGTAAACTTCTTATACAGGTCAAGGTAATCAAGCTGAGTCAACCCACCAATATCAAAAGTAACATGCTTACGACCATTGATGAATATTTCTCCCTCAGTCACCAAACCCCAGTTAGAAAGTCGCTTCATTAACTTCTCACCAAGAACACGATTGAGTCGCTTGCAGATATATGGAATATCGAACAACTGAATGTTCCAACCAGTAATCACATCAGGCACATCAACCATCCAATAATTAATGAAATGACTGAGAAGTTCTTGTTCAGTATGACAATGATAGTAGGTTACATTCTCTTGCTTATTGAAGAATGGTTTTACACCCCAAGTAGTAATCTTCTTGGTGGTGTAATCCTGGATTGTAATCGCAAGAATTTCTTCAATAGCAGATTCAACATCAGGGAATCCGTGTTCTGCCGTTGTCTCAATATCAAGTGTAATCAGTTTGATTTGATTGATATCAAACTTAATTTCATCTTCGGAGTAATTTTCTGAAATATACTGATAGATATATCTTTCATTTCCATAGATATCAAATCCGTCAACCTCATCATACTTCTTATAGAAATCTCTACAGTCACGTACATTACCAGGTTTTACTTCTTCTACGGGTTCACCATTTAATGTTCTATACTTGGAATCTCTTTTTGTCTTAACAAATATGGATGGATAAAAATCATCGCGATATTCATATCTTTTACCATTTTCAACTCCCCTAACAAGGAATTGATTACCAATCATTTGAACATTAGTGTAAAATTTCATTCGTCATCATCATTAAAAAAAGAACCAAACCTACCGTTAGATCCAGGTTTTCTATTATCCAACATATCCATGATTTCGTCAAACTTTTTAGTTTGTTCCATATTCATCAGTATGTCTGATAGTTGCTTGACAACAAATGGTTTTTCATTTACAGCAGCACATTTAATTGCTGCTCTAAGATGAGATTCTGCTTCCAGCAAATGAGAAAGCGTATTTTCAGAAAGTGCCATTATTTTGTAAGGTCGATGTATTTTTCAAGTAAAGTAGGCATGGGTTCTGCAAGAGTTATAATCTTATCAGAGTTAATCATAAATGTATCCTGTTTAGTGTGATCTATCATCCAAGGGGCAAGACTATTACCTTCACAGATTTCCATTGGGTTGATTAACTTACAATCAGGTTCTCCAATATCAGCACCAACTTCTTCAATCTCACTGATCAGTCTCTCACTGTTCGTCAACAGAATTATTTTGATTATTCGTTCCATTTACAACATCCTCCGTATACATTTGAACTAATTTTTCTACAGGTTCTACAATAGTCACTACCCAGTCTGCAACAATAGGAATAGTATCTTCTGCAGATAAGGGCATCCAGGGAAATAAAGATACTTCATAACCCTTCTTATTTTCCTTTAGATTAGGATTTCTCAGTTTAACCACACATGCCTTATTCAGATAATATCCAATGATACGCTTCTCAGCGTCTTCACCAACAGACATTTCTTCTACGTTTGCGATAATGTCTTCACCAGATTTTAATTGTAAAAGTTTTATAGTCATGTATCAACCTCCCAGTTTCTTGATTTGTTCTTCCAGTTGACGCAACACATCTTCCTTAGTGTATGCGCCACGTTTTTCTTTTCTTTTCTCCATCTCTTCTTCAACCTTTTGGGTGATAGATGCGTGACGACGAATCTCTCCACCCATAGACATTTGATTTTTGGTTTGATCCATACAGAACTTCAGTTGCAGCAGTTCCATGTCATCAAATTCAAGCATGGTTAATCTCCTTTTCACTTATTATAACAAGAAAAAAGAGGGGCGTCAACTGGATTTTGCCAGTTGCCCCTCAGCGGCGACGATATTTGACAGGGTAGCCGATACTATTTAGAACCAATCTTTTCTCTTATGTGCTTCTGGAATAATCTTACCAAGTGTAATACTCAGTAACCCATCCTCAAATACAACTGATCTAACTTCCGTTTCATCTGAGAGTGTCCAAGATCTGGTGAAAGATCTCTGAGCCACTCCTCTGTGGACATAGTCCGTGTTAGTTTCTCCATCTTCTCGTTGTCCTTCGACAAAGAGTTTTCCGTCTTGTGTGTAGACATTTACTTGCTTCTTTTTAAATCCTGCGAGTGCTAGTTCTAGTCTTGATTCTACGTTACTGACCGTGACTAGATTGTATGGTGGATAATTAGACGTTGTTTCGTGCAGAGCAAACAGACGATTAAAGTATTCATCCATACCAATACTATTCTTATTTATACGGTCTAGCAAGGCAGGCAGATCCGCAGCAGTATAACGTGCAAGGTTTCCCATTTGTACTTCTCCTTTTAAAGCGAGATTTGATTGTGTGGACCCCGAAGGCATCCACTACTAATTATAACAGATACGAAAAAAGGCAGTGTAGTAATAACCACACTGCCTTATAGGGGTTTCCGACTTTTGAAGCGACCGCACGAAAGATCGCAACTATATTTATTCCTGTTCTGGTTGTGGTTTGGTTTTCTTACCGATATTATACTTCTGCTCAAGCACCCAATCTCCCTTATCCTTGTAAGCAAGAACTTTGATTTGATTCAAAGGAGCAATATCAATTACACTATCCTCAATTGCCACTGTTACAAGACCCCAGTCACACAACAAACGCACAATACGATTCCGACGCTGAACATCATTTATCGTAAGGTTTGCTCTCTTTCCATCAAGAGCAAAAAGTTCTTTGAAATGAACAATATAATACTTACCTTGCTTATGAAGAATATGACAGGATTGATAAAGTTTTTTCTCTTTACGAGATGCAACACCAATTCGAGTTAGAGTCTCACGCACTTTAAGAAAATCATCAGGTTCATTCAGAAAGACTTCTACCATCTGGTCCTGTGACCAATTAACTGTAGGTTCTACCGTAGTAGTCATTTTATTCCTCCAATATCAAGTCGTTGTTTAATAAAGTTAATCTGTTCGTTTGTCAGGATTTTCAGAGCTTGTGATGCTTTCTCATTACTATAACCATAGTATTTTTTAACACATTCTAAATCCGTGACTTTATCCTTACGGAGCCAGGGAGAAAATCTCTTCTTTTTCCTGAGACTATTTAGATAAAATGAATATTGAATATCTTTATCTAAATGATGATGTAGATTCATTTCGTTTGCATACATCACACAATCGACATGTCCAGATAAACAACGATTAATAATAAAGGGAGGATAAGAACTAATATGTTCAGACAAATCCTCCTTGTTGAAGTTGATTGAATTCAGCCAGTCCTTCAGTTCCAT